AAAACAGCAGAATATAAGAATCTAAAGCGAGACATGCTTGATGATCTGGAAAGCAGGGGACTTGTAGGGCGGCAGTATACAGCTAAAGTTAATGAGTATATGAATTTGTGGGTTTGGTTCCAGATGCTCAATGCGGACGTGCTTGAAAGAGGCGTTTTTGTTGAATATCAGAATGGAGCGAACCAGCGAGGCACGACTGAGAATAAATCTCTCACGATAGCCACTAGAGTAGCGGCACAGATGCTAAATATATGGTCAGCTTTAGGATTTAAAGACACAGCAATATCATCAAAGCCGGTGGCCGGTGATGCGGATGATCTGTAACATACCACATGAAGTAAAAGAGTACATAGAACTGATTAGAAGCGGGACAATACGAGTGTGCAAAGAACAGGAAGCCCTTGTAGATCTAATAGAAAACTGTTTTAAAAAAGAAAATATAACTGTTGATACCGTGCAGCTTGAGAAATACTTAAGGCTTGTGCGGTATTTTCCGTTTAAAGACCTATTCCCATGGCAGAAGTTTCTTTTAGCTTTATGGGATTGCACGTATAAAGAAGACGGCACGCCGAGGTGGAAAACGCTTTTGTGCATGGTGGGCAGAGGTGCAGGCAAAGACGGATTCATTGCCTTTGATTCGGCATGCAGCATTTCCCCATACAATCCAGTCGGACATTACAATGTGGACATTTGCGCGAACAACGAAGATCAGGCAATGCAGCCGTCAAAAGATTTTATAGAGGTTTTAGAGAACCCCAAATGGGAAAATAAATTAAATAAGCACTTCTACCATACAAAAGAAATTATACAGGGCAGAAGAAACAAGGGCATTATGAAAGGGCGCACGAATAATCCCAAAGGCCGAGATGGAATGCGCTCAGGAAAAGTGATTTTCAATGAAGTACACGCGTTTGAAAACTACGACAATATTAAAGTATTTATTACCGGTCAAGGGAAAGTGGCGCAACCGAGAGTTGGAATATTTACAAGTAATGGTGATATATCGGATGGCCCATTAGACGATTACCTGTCAAGAGGCAGGCGAATCCTTTTTGAAGGTGAACCGGACAATGGCTTTTTACCTTTCATTTGCTGTCTTGAGAGTGCCGAACAGGTACATGAATCCGCGAACTGGACTATGGCCAATCCCTCACTGCCTTATCTGCCGCACTTGATGCAGGAAACGGCAGATGAATATAGGGACTGGCTGGAACATCCGGAACAAAACGGGGACTTTTTAACTAAACGAATGGGCTTGAGAGTGGGGCAGAAAGAAATGGGTGTAACCGATTATGAAAAAGTCCTTGCAACAAACAAGCCGCTTCCTGAGTTAAAAGGAAAAAGCTGCGTCGTAGGGATAGACTATGCCGAACTTTCAGACTGGGCGGCGGTTGACCTGCATTTTAAAATTGGGAACGAACGATATGATATCAATCATGCCTGGGTGTGCTTGCAGTCAAAAACACTCAGCAGAGTAAAAGCGCCATGGAAAGAATGGGTGCGTGCTGGGCTTGTGACAGCTGTAGATGACGTGTCTATTTCGCCAACTCTAATTGCGGAATATATCGCCGCTGCCGGAAGAAAGTATAATATCCGAAAAATGGCAATGGATAATTACCGCTGGACACTTATTGCTGACGCGCTCAAAAAAATAGGGTTTGACGCATCAGACAAACAACGGGTAAAGCTGATTAGACCTTCAGATATCATGATGATTGAGCCAACAATACAGGAATGTTTTGACCGCAATTATTTCACATGGGGCGACAACCCATGCCTGAGATGGGCGGTAAATAATACTAAGCGTGTCAGGTCAAGCCGGAAATTAGGGGTGGACACCGGCAACTTTATATATGCCAAAATCGAAGCAAAGTCCCGAAAGACAGATCCGTTCATGGCACTGGTGGCAAGTATGGTCATAGAATCAGAAGCCGATAATGTAACAGCTTCTCTGCCGGTAATTGGTGCGATCGCGTTTTAAGGAGGTGAGAAAATGGGATTTTTCACATGGTTAAAAAAATCAAATTCGCCAAAAACTGTAAACATATCCTGCGCTGAGTTGTTTGAAGCTGTGCAGGAATACAGAGTTAGAGACCTCGCGTTCTGGGTGTGCGTGGACATGATAGCCAATGCGCTTGGCAGATGCGAATTCCGCACATATATAAATAACAGCGAAACCCAAGATGCGGAATATTATCTGTGGAATTTTGAGCCTAATGTAAATCAAAACTCAACGGTTTTTTTGCACAAGCTTGTAGCTAAACTCTGCAAGGACAACGAGGCGTTAGTAGTCAGCCTGCGGAAGAGGGATGGGATGCCCGCGCTTGCGGTGGCCGACAGCTGGGAGCCGCCTAATGAGTTGTCGGCAACACGGCAAACAGAATATAGGGGCGTTGTGATAGATAACACAATGTTCAGCAAGACATTCTATGAAAAGGATGTCTTACATTTCAGGCTGAATCATATCAATCTTAAGCCGGTGATAGACGGATTATACAACTCTTATTTTAAGCTGCTTGATGCTGCTACACGAGCCTATACATGGGGGCAGGGGCAGCACTGGAAGGTGCATGTAGGCCAGATGGCCCAGGGCGGCGACACATGGGCGTCCGACTTCCAGAAAATGATAGAAGCTCAAGTTAAGCCGTTTATTGAAAGCAACGGGGCAATTCTGCCGGAATTTGACGGCTACGACTATCAGTCTGTTGGAGGAGCGGACGGCGATACGCGGGATATCCGCTCATTGGTTGAGGATATCTTCGATTTTACGGCGAGAGCGTTTTTAATTCCCTCTGTACTTGTTAATGGTACTGTTGAGGGGACATCGGACGCAAACAACAGGTTTCTTACGAACTGTTTAGACCCGATATGCGATCAGCTCAGCGAGGAAATTACTAGAAAACGTTATGGCTTTGAGCGATGGCGGCAAGGCGATTTTCTCAGAGTCGATAGTTCAAACATCATTCATTTTGATTTGTTCTCACAAGCAGCCAATATTGAGAAGCTTATCGGCAGCGGTGCATACACAATAAACGACATACGCCGCGCAGCTAATCAATCGGCCATAAATGAGCCATGGGCGAACGAACACTTTATGACACTTAATATAAGCCCGATGGCAAGCCAAACACGCACACTCACAGAAAGGGGGGAGTAAATGAAACGCTTTGAAATACTGCAATCAGCAGAGCCAAATACATTAGATATGTACATATACGGCGATATCGAAGGCGATAGGTACGACTGGTGGCGGGATGAAGAAATTGAAAGTAAAACATCTGCAAACTATGTCAGGGACGAGCTTTCAAAATATGCGGGTATTGCACAGCTTAATATCTACATAAATTCTTATGGCGGTTCCGTCTATGAGGGTACTGCAATATATAACCAGCTAAAAAGGTATCCTGCGCATAAAACAGTGTATATTGATGGCTTCGCATGCTCAATTGCATCGGTTATCGCAATGGCTGGCGATGAGGTTATTATGCCGCGCAATACACTCATGATGATTCATAATATGTGGATGTACTGCGAAGGTAACGCCTCAGAACTAAGAAAAGCAGCAGACGATCTTGACGTTATCAACGCCGCAGGCCGTCAGGCATACCTAGAAAAGGCCGGGGAGAAAATCACTGAAGATGAGCTTATCCGCATGATGGACGAAGAGACATGGCTTACTGCCGAAGACTGTATAAGATACGGCTTTGCGGATAGGTACGCCGAAGAAGATGTGGACATGACCGCATCACGGGAAATACTGCAAAAGGTTAATTTCAGGCTTGAACAGCATATAGAAATACAAAAGAATCTGGCGGCTCAACTCCGAGAGCTGACGCGCCGGAGTGAGCCGGGAATTAACCCGGAGCAAAAAGAAGAAAAAACAGAAACACCAGAACCGCTCACACTTATGAAAGTGCTGGGCGGATTTTTTATGAAGGGAGAAGACTAAAACAACATGAAATCATTAGATCTTATCAAAGGAAAAGACGAAATCAGAGCTAATATACAGGAGGCTCTGAAAAACAACGACACAGACGCTTTTTATTCTGCTTTTGATGAAATGCTCGCAACTATAGGCGAAGAAATCTCACAGAGATACGAAGCGCAGATTGACGAAATGAAAGACAGCACAGACAGGAATGTACTGGCCGCGAGAGGCGTAAGGCAGCTTACTTCATCCGAAAAGGAATACTACCAGAAACTTTCGGAGGCTATGAGAGCAAGAGACCCAAAACAGGCGCTTACAAATGCTGATCTCACAATGCCGCACACAATTATGGACGCTGTATTTGATGAGCTTCAGACCGCGCATCCGCTTTTGTCGCGTATCGAATTTATACCTACAACCGGCATCACTGACGTGATAATGAATACCAACGGATATCAGACAGCGGCGTGGGGTAAGCTTTGCGATGAAATTATTAAAGAAATCACAAGCGGATTCACCGCCGTAAATATGACCCTGCTTAAACTGTCCGCATTTCTGCCTGTATGTAAGGCAATGCTGGAATTGGGCGCAGAGTGGCTGGATAATTTTGTAAGACAGGCTCTTTATGAGGCCCTTGCCAATGGACTTGAAGCGGGGATTGTGGCCGGTACTGGTAACGATATGCCGATCGGCATGAATAGGCAGGTCGGCGACGGCGTGTCTGTGACAGGCGGCGTATATCCTCTTAAAAACCAGATTACCGTTAATGATCTCAGCCCTGAAACAGTAGGCAATCTGTTAAGCTATATCGCGATTGACGGCAGCGGCAAGCCGCGTGCGGTCAGAGACCTTCTGCTGATTGTTAATCCACAGGACTATTTCCAGAAGGTTATGCCTGCGACTACGCTGATGGCACCGGACGGCACATACCGCAATGATGTGCTTCCGTACCCGATGACTGTCATCCAGTCCAACGCTCTTACAAGAGGACAGGCCGTACTCGGCATGGGATATAAATATTTCTGCGGTGTGGGTATGGCAAGAGAAGGCAGAATCGAATACAGCGATGAGTACCATTTCCTTGAAGACGAGCGCATGTACCTCATTAAGCTTTATGCGAACGGCTTCCCGATGGATAATAACGCTTTCCTCTTCCTTGATATCAGCAATCTCGCTCCGGCTACATATAAGGTTGTTCAGGTGACAGCTCCGACTCCATCTAATGACGCTACACTTTCTGATCTGCGTATTGGCGCTCTGACACTTACACCGACATTTGCAGCGGCAACTGTTAGCTATACGGCTACAACTACAAACGCCACAAATACAATTACCGCAGTTCCCGCCGACGCTGGCGCTACTGTAGATATTGAAGTGGAATACGTTGACGAAAGCACCGAGACGCTGTCAAACGGCGGAACCGCAACTTGGCAGACCGGCGAGAACACAGTTACCGTTACTGTAACAGCGGAGGACGGCACTACCACAAAGGCATACACCGTCACCGTAACTAAATCCTAATGACGCGGACGGAAATTCCCGCCGAACTCCTAGCAGATGTTGAGAATTATTTAAATATAACATGGCAAGACGAGGCCACGGATGATAAGATCCGCGGCCTCATTGCTTCCGGCACCATATATCTTGACGGGAAATTAGGCGATACCGCCGACTATACGCAGGACGGAATGCCTAGAACACTATTGATGGAGTATGTGAGATATGCCAGAGACAGCGCGCTTGATGTTTTTGAAAACAACTATCTCAATCTTCTGCTTGCTATGCAGAACGATAAGGCGGTGAAAGATTATGTGGAAAGCTCCGTACAGACCGAGCAATGAAATAACGCAGAGCTTCAATGACGGTGTTGTAAAAATCTATGAAGTTAAAGACAGCGCCGCGCCAGGATACATGCCTAATCCAACACCAACGCTGCTTTATACGCTGCGATATGAAGAACAAAGGCTTGGTATTAATAGATATTACAGCGCGATGCAGAACCAGATAGACATAGAGAAGGTTATAAGAACGCCGAGAGCGCCTGTTAACAACCAAAATATAGCAGTTACGGAGGACGGGCGACAGTACGGGATAGATATGGTGCAAAGCGTCATGGATGCTTTTCCGCCTTGCATTGACATCACGCTGACAAAAATTGAACAGGTGGCGGAGCTATGAAGTGGTATGAAAAAATTATAGCCGCGCATACGGCAGTAACAACATCTGTCAGCCACTATGCGAAATTGCAAAGTGATAGATATTTCGTGTGGCAGGAAGACGGCGAAAACGCCTTGATATCTGACGATGTCCACCGAGATAAAGCTGTAACGGGGACAACAGATCTATTTACAAAGCAGGAGTTTGACCCATGGGCCGACGCCATAGAAGAGAGCTTTCAGGAAGCGGGCATAGCATATTACCTTAACTCCGTTCAATATGAAGAAGACACGGGATTCATTCATTACGAGTGGGTGTGGGAGGTGTTTTAATGGCAAAAATGAAAATAAACGGTCTAAACGAATACGCAAAAAAGCTGTCTAAACTCAATGCACAGTCAGCCGAAGCATGTATGAAACATGCAGTGTACAGCGGAGCGGGACTTGTCGCCGACGCCATAAGAGCGAATATACAGGCGCTTCCTGAATTTACAGGGTCATGGCAAAACTATAAAGAGCCTATATACGGCGTTTCCACAACGCAGAAACAAGGACTGCTTAAAGGGCTGGGTACATCGGAAATCATGAACGACAGCGGTTATGTAAATACCAAAATAAGCTTTGCGGGGTACAACGACCATGTAACAGAGAAATACCCGCAGGGACAGCCAAATATTTTAGTTGCGCGTTCGCTTGAGAGCGGAAGCTCAATTGGGGGCAAGATACCGTTTGTACGTCCGGCAGTAAGCAGAACGCGAACGGCAGCTATAAAAATCATGGCGATAAAGGCTGACGAATTTATTGAAAACATAATGGAGGGATAAAAATGGCAGGTGTAGGACTTAGTAAACCTTACTATGCTATCTATTCAAATAAAGGCTCAACAGTTACCTATGCAAACGGCGGCCTTATGGGCAAGTTTACAGAATTTTCACTTGAGCTGGAGGACGGCGATGCGAACATACTGTATGCAGATAACGGCCCTGCCGAAAGTGATAATCAGTTTGCGGGGGGCACAGCCAATTTCACAACGGACGATCTTTTACCGGAAATTTTGGAGGCAATACTTGGTGTCACTACCGAAACAATAACCTCCGAAGAAATCACTACTACAAGCCCTGAGTGGCTTGTTTTTGGCGACGCCCAAACTATCCCGTATGTGGGCGCGGGCGGCGTGCTTAAAAAGATACAGAATAACGCCGTTAAATGGCAGGCGTTTGTTTTGCCAAAGATACAGTTCAGTAATCCAGGTGTTGAAGCAACTACGCAGGGGGAAACTGTGGAATGGCAGACACCGTCAATAAGCGCGACTATCATGCGCTCGGATGCTGCCGACCATAGATGGTATATGCTGTCTTCTATCATGGACAGCGAAGCGGACGCCGAGGCAGCAGTAAAACAATTCCTTTCAATTACGGAGGAGTAATTTATGCGGACGGCGAAAGTAAAAATTAAAGATAAAGTATATCTCACGTGTTTTTCAACCCGTGTTGCCGTAAGATGTGAAGAACGTGCAGGCAGCATAGATACTGAGCTATCGAAAATTTCAGACGGCTCATTGTCAGAAATATTTTGGCTTTTGTCTGAACTTTTGCAGGCGGGAGCGAAATATGCAGCCGAAAATGGGATTGCACAGGATACGCCGCCTACATATGATGAACTCTTGGATAGCGTCGGAATTGACGATTACAGCACCATCTTTACGGCGATAAAAGACACTGTATCTAATGGGACAGAACGCGAGATAGAAACTAAGCCGTCAAAAAACGTAGAAGCCAGTCAGTCAAATTAAGTACTGACTGGCTTTTATGGTATGGCCTCAAAATTGGCCTGACAAAGAGCGAAACGCTGGCTATGCCGTATGGTCAGTTGCTTGATCTTATAGCAATCGAGCAAATAAAGCACGAGGGCGCGGAGCTTAAAGTCAGCGCTGAAGACGAATTTTTTGACATGTTAGCGAGGTGGAAATGATGGCATATGACATAGGCCCTCAAATAGGCATTGACGGCGAAAAAGAATTTACACAGGCTCTAAAAACAATCAATTCGCAAATAAAAGTGCTGCAAAGCGAGATGAACGCCTCTGTGAGCGCAATGGCAGGCATGGACGACGCTGAAGCCTCAGTAATGCAGCAGACAAATATATTAGGCCGTGAAATCGACGCTACACAGCAAAAAATAAGCGTCTTATCTACGCAGTACGACAGGGCAAAGGAAAGGCTTTCAACTCTTAATACGGAACTACAGGAAGCAGTGCAGAAATTCGGCGAAAACTCAGTTGAAGCGTCGAAAGCTCAAAATGCTTATAACAGGCAGGCCCAGACCGTAAACCGGCTGGGAACGCAGTTAAACAATGCACAGGCCGATTTAAATAAGCTGAATAATGAACTGTCCGAGCTGACGACAGACAGCCGCAAAGCTGCTGATGGTGTAGATGACCTGGGAAAGTCACTTGATGATGCTGGGGACAGCGCAGGTGGGCTTAGCAGTAAAATTAGCGACGCTTTTACAGGCGGCGCTGTAGCGGGCGCGGTAAGCTCCCTTGTCAGCGGCATGCAGTCGCTTATAGACAGCACCAGCGAATATACCCGTGTTATGGGTACTCTTGAAACATCGTCGCAGCGTGCGGGATACACAGCCGAGGAAACGGCCCAAACATATAACCAGCTTTACGGTGTTTTGGGCGATACGCAGACGGCGGCGACAGCGGCGGCGAACCTGCAAGCTCTTGGGCTGGAACAATCTGAACTGACGAAACTGACAGACTATGCTATTGGCGCATGGGCTACATATGGCGACAGCATACCTATAGACAGCCTTGCGGAAAGTATCAACGAAACAATCAGAGCGGGACAGGTGACCGGCACATTTGCCGACGCCCTGAACTGGGCAGGGACAAGCGAAGATGAATTTAATGAAAAACTAGCCGCCGCAGGCTCTGAGAGCGAACGGGTAAACCTAGTAATGCAGGAGCTGGCAAAACAGGGATTAGGCGAAACCGCCGAGGCATGGCGGGAAAATAACGCTGAATTGCTGGCAAGCCGTGAAGCTACGGCGTCTTTTAATGAGGCAATGGCGGAAGTGGCGCAAATGGTAATGCCTATTATTACTGCACTGCAAAGTGGGCTTGCCTCAGTAATCACTACACTAATAAACCTTGTTACAATCGGACAAACACAGGGTATAGGGCAAATGCTTACGACAATGAATACAGCGCTTGCCGAAAATCTACCTCAAATGCTCCAAAATGGTATTCAGCAGGCCACAAGCTTTTTGAATGGGATTGTCTCAATGATACCGCAGGTTTTAGAAACAGCGCTGACTGTGATGGCTACATTAGTTGAGGGAATTTTATCTCAGATACCTGCAGTAATAAATTCTGCTGTTGAAATCGTTACTAATTTGCTTAACGAAATAACGAATCATCTTCCGGAAATATTAGATAAAGGCATTGAAATTCTTCACAATATAATTGATGGTATTATCGGAGCCATTCCGTCACTAATTGCCGCACTGCCACAGGTAATTTCTGCAATAATAAGCTTTATTGTCCAGAATCTGCCGGTTATATTCCAAAAAGGTTGGGAGATTCTTGTTGAAATCGGCAACGGAATTGTAGCAGCAATAGGAGAGCTGTTATCTCCAATTACAAGTGTGGTTCAAGCGATAGTGGATGGTTTTACAGATTCAGCACAAAGTTTCCTTGATATAGGCAAAAACATAGTCGAGGGTGTGTGGGACGGCATAAGCGGTGCCGCTTCTTGGCTACAAGAAAAAGTAAGCGGCTTTTTTAGCGGCATAGTTTCCGGTATAGAAGGCATACTTGGCATCGGATCACCATCTAAAGTCATGGCAGCCGAGGTAGGCCTGCCAATGGCGCAGGGTATCGGCGTGGGCATACGTAACGGAGAAAAAAGTGTCCTAGATGCGGCAGACGATGTAAATAGCGCTCTGTTAAAGCAGGAAAAAGCGTTTGCCAAAGAATACAGTAATCTTGACCTCACAAAGGACATTTCAGCGCGTATGACAACGAGTGTGCAGCGCTTAACTGTTGACGATCTCAACAGAGCAACGGCTGCAGCAGTGAACGGCATTACAACCGGATCTGCTGTACAAACTCAATCGGTGATTCAGATACCAATTTATCTTGACAGCAGACAGATCGCACAAGCTACATACGACCCGTTGAGGGGCATAGCCAGACAGAGGGGCGAGACGTATGGATAAAATCATTATAGGCACTATTGAAATGCCGCGAACAAAAACACTGGAAGTTGGCGGAACCACAGAAGCCAAAACTATAACTATGGCAAGCGGTCTGGAAAAACAGTACGTAATCGGCTACAGGGTAGAGCTTAGCGCAACTTGGGAATATGTACCCGCTGATATTTTGGCACAAGTGGTCACACTGGCCAGAAGCGGCGGGTATGTATCTATCACATACCCTGACAGTGAGGGCGGGGCAGCAACAGGTAATTTCCGCATTTCAATAGGAAACCAGAAAATTTTTAAATTTATCGCGGGAAATCCGATGTGGTATAACGTCGAACTAACCGCTACGGCGCAGGAGGTGCTTGCCGATGCAGGCAGTTAGCACGCAATACAATCCGTATGCTGATGTTATTCGTGCGGACGTTATTGTATCTTTTGAGCTTGTGGATACGGAAGCAGCAGACACGGGAACGCCAGCAAGCAACGGATCACGTCCGCCGACGCAGATATCGCAGATTCTTGACTATTCTGCAATGTCCGATATTTTCGCAACATGCGAAGCCGGAGAATGGGCACTCGACGGCACAAGGAAGATACTTCCGCAGGCATATTCCTCTCTGCATACCGGATATTGGAGCAGTCAGCTCAGCGATGAAAACGCCGAATTTTCCGTAAACCCTGTTATAACAGTTTCGTTTTCCGCCGATGTTTCATGCGTCGGTTTTAGTTTGCAGTTTGACGCCGCGTCTCTTCCATATCAGGTGAAAATTACGACGACAAAAAGCGGGACGCAGGTATCACAAGGCATATTCAATGTGCAGGGCGCGGAGCTGATAGCGGAGCTGCCGTCAGACGGATTCGATACGGCTACATTTGAGTTTATCGGTACATGGATGCCGTACTCATACATAAAACTGGCTGCGGTTATGTTCGGGATAGTACAAAAGTTCGACAAAAACAGCATCATATCAGCCTCACAGCTAATATCAATTGACCCTGCTATGGAGACGCTTCCGGCTGGCGAATTTGTGTTTCAGTTTGATAATACGGATCAGAAATATAACTTTTTAAATCCGTCAGGAGTATATAAATTTCTTCAGCAACAGCAAAAAATAAACGTGAATTATGAAATCAATGGCGAGACAGTTAACGGGGGCAGCTATCTTTTTTACACGTCAGAGAGCGACTATGACGGCATGACTGCCACAATAAACGGGACAGACTACGCCATGTATCTTGACAGTGCATTATACAGCATAACGACAGGCGGCACGTCTACTTTTGCACAGGCCGTGACGGACGTAAAAACACAAAGCGGACTGGATTTTGAAACAAATATACCTGAAACCATAGGCAACAGGCCCGTCGCGCACGAAATACCTGATAACACGAGCTGCCGGGATGCACTCAGATTATTTGCGCAAGCCGCGAGATGCTGCGTATATTTTGACCGTAATGGTGTGTTACAGGTATGGGACATGACAGAGGCAGACCCGGTTGCTGTAATAGATGATACAAACGCGACTTCTGTATCAGGAGTTTCAATAACCGAACGAATAAACACGTTACAGGTCAAACGGGATTCTTCTACAGAAAACCCGGAAGAACAAGCTACAGCACAGCAGCTTGAACCCGGGGAAATGGTGCGGAAAAAAACAATAATAAACCCTGCTGCCGGTGCGTCGCCGCAAGATGTGGCAAATTGGTTACTTTCGGTATATCAAAGCCGAACGCGATACTCCCTCCCAACACAGGGTAATCCGGCACTCGATCCCGGGGACACGCTTAATGTAAATACCATATTTGGAATGTCCGGCGACGCGTTTGCCACTTCTGTATCAACAACCTACGATGGGAGCTTGTTGCAGACCATTGAGGCGAGGGGATGATGATATATGCCACTACCACAAGGATATACACAACTTGAATATATACAGTCCAGCGGAACGCAGTATATAAGTACAGGCTTTTTGCCTAACAATAACACTCGCGTTGTTGCAGATTTACAAGTAGTTGAAGTCGGAGAAAGTGTTGCGCTTTTCGGAGCTCGTGCGGGAGCTTCTGTTACTTCATACATGGCATGGCAAATAAGCGCTACCCGCTTTAGAAGTGATTTTAACGATGACTACACAAACTGCAATGTTGACACAGTTTTAAATCGTATAGTAGTAGATAAAAACAAAAATGTATGCTCATTCGGCGATAGCACAGTCACAACACCATATAGCGCTTTTCAGTGTGAAAATGAGCTTAAATTATTTAGGGGAAGCTCGGCTACTTCTGTTACTAAAGGCAGCTCCATAAAATTGTATTCTTGCCAAGTTTATGATAATGGAAATTTAATTCGAGATTATATACCCGCCATACAAATAAACACTGGAGAAGTTGGACTTTATGACCAGCTAAATAATGCGTTTTATGCAAACGAAGGCTCAGGCGATTTTATAGCTGGGCCTGTTGTTGTGGTCATACCTGAAGCGCCGCAGAATTTCCGAGCAGTATCATATACCGCCAACAGCGCAACGCTCGCATGGGACGCGGTGGAAAATGCCGATGGCTATATACTCGCTCGCGACGGCGTACAAATCTACGAGGGCGCGGAAACACGATATAACGACACGGAGACACGCGACGGCAATACGTATACCTACAGCTTGCGAGCCTACAATATGGCGGGACAATCTGAGCCGGCAACAATCACGCTGGCAATACCTGTTTACACGCTCGACCTCATAACCGACCGCACAGCCGGTGACGTTCAGTATGTAAAGTCGCTAAGAGAAAAAGGATGGCGCAAAATGACAACAGACGAGCGCACAGCCTATCTAAGCGGCCTTAAAGGCAATTACGGGTATACAGATATAAACAGGGTGACGGAGGCGGAAATATATATTGCGGGCGAGTTTAACAGCTCAGAGGACGGCCTGCACGATTACTACAACGAAGCTATACAGGATATTTTGGACAGCTTGGACAGCGATCCCGACTATTACGATTTGGACGACCCTCTTTTGCCTGAATCTATGTGGCAAGTATCGTTTGGCACTGTGACGCTTGAGGACGGCAAGACAGACTGGCAGTATGGAGATATACCGTCAGACTACACCGACGCCGATAACGACATTTACGATATCTCATACTATCTGCCGAACGTAAACACGCTAAGGGGCGTGCTGGAGGTGTCGCTGCCGCCTACGCCAGAAGACCTTGACGATTTGACATTTTCCGAAGCAAACGACATTGAGAGTATTTTGCTGGGTGTTTATGACAATCTTGTTCTCTATGTCAACGACAAGCGGGAAGCGATAGACGAGGCAAAAGAAAACGAAATAGATAAATACAAAAAAATGTCCGCTGCATGGATATACAGCGGAGAAGTTTTTGCGGGAGAGATATAACAATGCAAGATATGATAATTGCCGGAACAGGCAACAGCAGGTACTTAAAATCTTCAATAGATGCGGATATAACGCTGTCAGAGCTTGTATCAATGCTGAGAGCGGGCACATTCCCGTTTGACTTCAACGGAATTAATCCGGCAGGCATAACACAGGAGGGCACGCCGCTTAATACGGCGACGCTGCTTTCAGATGATACGGCGGAGAAAATATGGGGAACGGTTAACGGCAATCCTACGGTTAATTTAGCGCTTGCGGCGCGTACTCTGCTGACAGGCAGCTCTGCGCCTACAACAAGCACAGTGGGTGCCATAGGCCAATTTTATTGGGATACGGCAAATGAGCAGCTATATGTGTGTGTAACCAAATCACAAAATAGCTATACGTGGATCATTGTCGCAACTGGGCTAAAACTAATCAAAACGTTAAAAACAGAGATTATCGACTCTACTCAAAACTGGGTGGTTCCGCATTCAGTGGCAGGCGCCACTTTAAAAGTAACCGTAAGAATTTTTGGCGGCGGAGGCGGCGGAAAATCTGCAGGTGGCAATGGTGGCGATATGGCAGTAGGTACCTTTACGCTGCAACAAGGCGATTCAATACCGGTCACCATAGGAACAGGCGGGCGAGGAAGCAGCAGCGGAACAGCGAGCGCGGGCGGTACATCTTCATTTGGGGAATTATTGTCAGCCCTTGGTGGACAGCCGAACGCGGGCAACAGCAACGTAAACACTGGCGGAACAGGCGGTGGCGGGCAGAACAACGGCGGCCATGGCACATATGGCGGCGGAGGCGGCGCAGGCGGGAGCTATTCAAGCAATACAGGCGGCAACGGCGGCGAATATGGCGGCGGAGGCGGTGCGCCTGGTAATAATTCAGGGACGGGAGGCACATACGGCGGCAACGGTGGCAAAGCTGGAAGCATAAGTACTGCAACTGGTGAAAATGGCACAAATACCACGGGCATGGGACTAGACTTTGAGGGCGAAGGCTTGGGAGGCCAAGCGGTAAATTCTAATACATCTGGATGTGGCGGCGGCGGTTATGGCGGCAACGGCGGAGTGGGTGGTCAAGCATATTCAAGCAGAAAAGGCGGCGGCGGCGGAGGCGGCGGCTATGGAGCAGATGGTGGTGACGGCGGTGATAGTACAAGCTCTGCTTATAGTGGCGGCGGCGGAGGCGGCGGCTATGGAGGGCGCGGCGGCAACGGCGGAGCTGGAAGCTGTGGCGGCGGCGGAGGTTATGGAATATCTGGTAATGGTGGCACCACTGGGAGCCCCAACGGAGGCATAGCAGCCGGCGGCATGGGAGAGTTTATTTATGGCGATAGTGGCGGAAATGGCGGTAATGGAGTTTGTATACTAACTTATTTTCTGGAGGAGTTTGTTATCGCATGAAAATTGTACAAATCAGCAACAACATTTGTTATTATGACGCAACACCTGTCTTCCCTACTTTACAATCGACAGAGGGACGATTCCCTCCAGACGTGCTGTTTGTTGAAGCGCCCGACTATGTTTTTGAAGGCTGGGGATACGACAGCGCAAAAGAAGGCGATGAACGATTTATAAAACCTACTCCGCCGGAAGGATGGTTATACGACGATGCTACGGGAACATTTTACCCAGAAGATGAAATTGCGCCGTCACAGAAACCAACAACGGAACAGCGTGTAACAAGCTTAGAAGCCAACAAAGCGGACAAGTCAGAAATAGACAATATCTGGACGGAGCTTGCCGCAGCATATACGCAGGGGGTGAACAGCATATGACGGATAAGGAAATAGCCCTTGCGGCGGTACAAAGCCTTGGACGAGCTGACGCAACGTCCCTTGCAACGCAGATCGAAGCCGGGGAGCTGACCGACACGGAGATAATTGATCGCGAACAGGCCGTACCCGCCTTTGACAACACAAAAGATTACAGTACATACCCCGTAGGATTTGCGGTACAAGACGAGGGACAGGTCTGGGAACTGCTTCAGCCATACAATGCGGCTGAACATCCAAACCAACGCCCGAGCAGTATTAGAGCGTTGTGGGGGCTTAAACATACAAAGAATCCGCTGAAAGCAAAGCCCTTTGTTGAGCCACTAGGCACAAGCGGCATGTACATGAAAGATGAATGTGTGCTTGAAAACGGATTAGTCTACATTTCAAAAGTTGACAACAATGTTTACAGTCCTTCTGCATATCCGCAAAATTGGACGCTTTACACAGGCGAGACAGAGGAACCAACTGAGCCGGTCGAACCCGAACCCACGCCAGAACCAGAGCCGGAACCGGAAGATCCAACATACCCTGAATTTGTACAGCCTACGGGAGCGCATGACGCATACAAAAAGGGAGACAGAGTAACGTATAACGGCAAGGTATATGAATCGCTCATTGACGCTAATGTGTACTCACCTGATACATACCCGGCAGGATGGCGGGAGGTCAGCGAATGACACCGCTTGAATTATTTTTTGCGATACTCCCGCCCCTCATAGTGGGCGTGGCAATGGCGCTGTTTAACCGTAAAACATCAAAGCGGGACAGATACGCCGACAGTCTTGCAGAGGCAAAGCAGAAATCAGACCATATACAGCTAAACCTGAACCTAGCAACGGCGCAGCTCTCCTACGCGGTGGCAATGGCAATCAAACGCGGAAAGCCTAACGGAGAGATCGAAGAAGGCATAAAACAGTATGAAAAGGCACTGGCCGATTTCAGGGCGTTTGAACGCCGGCAGGTAGCGAGGCTGGATACTAAACATTAGGGGGTGAAACTATGAATCTGCATGAATGTATACTCACAAAAAACGACTGTTACAAGACAGGACGCAAAATTACGCCAAAAGGCGTTATGGTACATTCCACGGGAGCCAATAACCCGAATCTGAAACGCTATGTACAGCCTGACGACGGCCTTTTGGGCACAAATAACAACGGTAATTCATGGAACAGAAGCGGTCTTGACGTATGCGTACACGCATTTATAGGCAAACTGGCAGACGGAACAATAGCTACATATCAGACGCTACCGTGGAATTACAGGGCGTGGCACTGCGGGGACAGCGCGAACAACACGCATATATCCTTTGAGATATGCGAGGACAATCTGAAAGACGGCGACTACTTTAACGCCGTGTATAAAGAAGCTGTCGAGCTTACGGCGTACCTGTGCGAGATGTACGGCCTTGACCCAATGGAAGACGGCGTTGTTATCTGCCACAGCGAAGGTTATGAAAGAGGCATTGCGTCAGGACATGCCGAAGTAATGCACTGGTTCCCGAAGCATGGCAAGGACATGGACGATTTCAGAAAAGCCGTAGCCTTGCAGATAGAAAAAGACACACAGCCGGAACCTGAACCAGAAACGGAGGACGATGACGATATGAGCTATGAGAAATTTAAAGAGTACATGGACAGATATATGGAGGAGCTGTCGGAGCTTGAGCCGTCTGATTGGAGTAAAGACGCCAGGGAGTGGGCAGAAGATAACCACTACATAAACGGCGATGAGAACGGCAGGAAAGAGTACAAGAAGTTTTCCACACGTGAAGAGCTGGCGCAGATACTCTACAACATCATGGGCTAGGCATGAAAACAACAACGACAAAGAGGATAGTCTATCTATGCCTGATAAACGGTATTTTATGGGTATGGTGCTCATATCTGCTGGCCTTCTTTGACAAACCGGAGATAGCTGAAAACCTTTCAAAAGTTGCCATAACGGAGATATTAGGCGTAGTTCTGGTTTATGCGCTGAAAGCTCTTTTTGAAAATTTGAGCAAAAACAATGTCTGGCCGGACAAACCGGACAAGTCCCAAAGGCAGGACGCGGATTAGAAAGGAATGAATTTAAATGGAAGAAATAATAAAGCTCATTATTCAGATTTTAGTCGGAATAGCCGCTCTGGCGGTAACGTATATAATGCCGAAAATAAGGGCATGGATAACGGAAAAGATAGGCGCTGAAAACATGACGAAGCTGGACGGCTATATTTCCGAGTTTGTGGCCGCAGCGGAGCAGATGCTTAAGGCGGACGATCCGACAGGTGAGAAAAGACTTCAATATGTGATAGATCAGCTTACAAAGCTGGGCTATACGGTGACAGATGAAATTCGGGCGGCTATTGAATCTAAGGTATTTGAGATCAATCTTTTGACGGCGGAGAATAACTAAAATTTAATATAGGCAAAAGACAGTCATATGATAAAAGCGGCAGGGAATTTACTCCTTGCCGCTTTTTTTACTGCTACGCCATTGCTACAAGTAGTTGAATTTTTCATTTTTAAGAAAATATATAAAAGAACTTTTTGAAGCTAAACAAGGCATAAACTTATTAGAAAAACAAAAAATAAAAACAAATTAATATTATTTTTTCTGATGTTTTATAATGATTAATTTAGCTTAATTTTGTGCTATTATGTATGGCATTCAAGAGGTCAGCGGTTCGATCCCGCTTATCTCCACCAAGGAAAACAGCCCGTTTCGTTTCTGAAACGGGCTGTTTTTTTACATTTAAAGCCTTATTGTACTTATTTCAGCACTTTTTTAGCATAAACGTGTACTATATGCGCTTGATGAAAAACAAAGGTTTTCAGCATTTTTACGGCGAAAAAGTGAGCAGAGATTAGGACAAATGAATTCTACTGCTACATCTACTGCTACAAATTATCTGTGATTTTCCGTAGATCATCAACATTGACATCCTGATAATAGCGAAGCATACTGTCATCCGAGTGGCCTATCAACGCGATTTTATCAGTAGATGGAGCGTCAACCGCCTTCATAAGGGTAGCAAACGTGTGACGGCAGCAATGCGGGGTAAGTTGATGTACGCCGTTTATTACCGGATTTTCTATCTCTATTTCGTCAAGAGCGGGATAAAAACATGCAGTTCTAAACGTGCCGTAAGAAAAATAGCTTCCGTCCGCAGCGGGGAAGACCGGCCCTTCAGAGCGTTTCCCGATAAGCCGGTCAATTATAGGCTGGATTTTAGGCGATATCGTAACGCACCTATTTGTACCAGCTTCAGTCTTTGCGCCGCCTATAATGAATTTCTTTTCAGCGTCGTAGTCTTCAATACGGAGCGCAAGAAATTCTGATGGCCGAAAGCCCAGGTAACACATGCAGTATATATAATCGGCGTATGGGACTGTGCCGACCGCGCGGCGTATAAGTTCAAGCTGTTCAGCTGAAAAGCCTGTTTTCTTTTTTGACGCCTCCGCGTCTATGATAAGAAACTGGGCAAGGTTACGATCTTTCGGAACGTAGTCACGCGGTATGCCGTATTTATACAACAGGCCACAAAGAGCCTTCATGTTTTCCTTAGTGCGTTTACCGTGGGGACACTCATCCATACAGTCCTGCAAATCCTCTATATCGATATCTTTAAGTTTCAGATCGTGGACAGGCAAAAAGTATTTAAATGCGGCTTTATAGCAATTTAAAGTACTTTTGCTTTTTCTGTATGTAGGCAGCCATAAATTATACAGTTCCCGAAAGGTGATATTCTTTGTTTTTTGCATAAGCCGGAGTTCCGGTAAATACGCCATAGCGGCAGCGCGTGTAGGGAAGCCGCCTTTTACATTGCGTATTGGAACGCGGACGACCGTACTGCCTTGTACTTCGTTCTGCCATCCGACAATTACAGCAGCCGACCATGTTTTGCCTCGCTTGTATACGCTGCCTGAGCCGTTAGGGCGGCGCAAAGGACGCCGCTCTGCCACTTGCTTACGGCCACAAGAGTAACAGTATTTTGCACCGGCTGGGAGTTCAATACCGCATTTTATACAGGTCATCTTGATATTTTCCTTTCATTCCGATATAATGAAAGGGTAGAGGCGTTGCAAACTCTACCCTCGATTTCTCCCCGTCCGGTGTTCCAGCACTGGACGGGGAGTTTTTATTTTATTAATTACAATGCAATTTTAGATTCTCAATAGCTATTTTAATTAATTTCAAATATTCTTGCTCTGAAATCAACTGTACTTTTTTGCCTTCAGATTGCAACTCTTTAGCACGACCATATTTACGTTTTAATGCCCACTCCGGTAAATTATCTATTTTACCAACAACTAAGTAATCTGTATTCCTGCTCACTCCATCACGTTTAAGTGCACCAACAGAATTTACAAGGCTTTCAAGCTGTTGACGATTGTTTTCAAAATCTCCCGTAAAAACAAAAACAATATTTAGAAGTGGGGAGTTGGCATATTTCGTAGCGCGCTCTGCGGCTATACGCTCTTTTTCAAGTTTACGTTGTCTTCGTTCAGCTTCCATTTTTTTAGCAATTTCGCTTTGGCAGCGAATAAATAGCTCATTTGTAGCTAATACATCGTCTAATGCGTGATGAGAGCTTGAAATAGGCAATTTCAAAGAATTACATAAATTTTTCAGAGAATAGCTTTTAAGTCCTGGAAAAGCATGTTTAGCCAATTTTAGCGTATCAATATAATTGAGTTCGCCGCTTTCTCCCGAAAGTAGATTTTTAATAAAAATTAAATCAAAACTTGCAATATTGTGACCAACTATCGTGTTTCCCAAGATATCAGATGCTATAATCTTTTTTATTTCTGAATATGTTGGTGCATCTTTTACGTCATTATCCGTAATACCGTTAATATTTGATGCCGAATCAGGTATGTGTTGTTCAGGATTAACTAAAGAATGATAGTGCTGAATTTCGTGGGTATCTTTGTACTTTACCCATGCAATTTCAATAATTTTATCAAAATCACGATTTAGTCCTGTAGTCTCTATGTCTAAAACAATGTATTCTGAAATTTTTATAGCTTGAGAATCATTTAGTGGGAAAGTGGTTATTAATCCGGCATCACTATTATCTTCTCTGTAGCCGTCTACTTCAATTATGATTTTTGATGCTAAGGATTTAGCTAATGTTTCTGTGTTAATATTATATTCATGCTTTTCTGACTCTGGCTGATTAACTAGTTGCTCCGGGCTTAATTTGCTTGCAGCCATTTGTGCACTTTCTTCTAGATGATTCCGATTATTCTTCCTGTTACGCAAACGCATAATTGGAACAAAAACCCATGCAATGAAAGCGAGCCCTAAAACAATTCCAAATATGGCTGCACCATTGTTTTCCCCAATGTTCCCAAATCCGCCAATTAAGCAAATTGCAGCCAGTACAATTTTAATTCCATTCCCTACTTTTCTCATTGCTGAGTACCCCCGTTATAAATCGTGACGAACTTGCTTAACTATACCTATAAAATTAAAATTTGGCTCTCAATTCGACTACCTTGCCGATAATTCGGACAGGTAGTTTTTTTATATCTTCATTTGAGTAGAACATTGGCTCATATGTGGTATTTGTGGGTATTAGCATAATTCCCTCGGGCCTTTTCTTGATTCGCTTGACAGTAGCGTCTGAGCCGTTGACCAGTACCACCGCAATGTCTCCGCTATCACAGTCCGGCTGCTGCCTGACAATCACAACATCACCGTCAGAGATCTTCGGCTCCATGCTGCCTCCCTGTATCTTCAAGGCAAAGAACTCACCAGTCTTAGCCATGTCCGAAGAAATTTCCTCATAGTCGTCAATATCCTCAATCGCCTCAATGGGTATTCCAGCTGCGACACGGCCTAGAACAGGAATCCATACGCCATTTGAAGATTTAGGAAAAGAGGAAGCGTTATCACGACCTAGTAGATAATCAACAGAAACATTAAAAAAATCTGCCAATTTCTCAAGAATTTGAAAACTAGGTTCACTGTCTCCTCGTTCATACTTAACATATGTTGTCCTATCAACGCCAATGGCAGAAGCAACATCTTTTTGGAATAAACCCTTTGCTTCCCTTAGACGCTTCAAAACGTGCATAATCATCACTCCATGCAACTATTATAAGTGAACTTATTTCACTATGCAATAAAAGTGACAAAATTTCACCTGAGGTATTGACAAGTGCAGATTAATCACTTATAATAACCTCGAAAGTGAAGAATCGTCACGCGAGAGGGGTGGAAGAGTGAATATTAAACAACTACGAACAAAACGGGGATTAACACAGGAACGTCTTGCTATTGTAATGGGTATAGATCGTTCGGCTATCGCCAAATGGGAAACCGGAGCAGCGATGCCTAGAGCGGACAAGCTTACTGAGTTGGCAAAGATACTTGGGTGTACTGTGGATGAGCTTCTTATTGACGGTGAGGAGGCAGAGTGTAATGACAATAGCAGAGATTAAAGCGTTAGACAGCGAATTTTTAACTGCTTCACAGGTTGCCAAGCTGTTAGGCACTGATCCGAACTCTTTAAGATGGCAGGCAAGAGAAAATCCATATGCTTTAGGATTCCCAGTCATTGTAATTAAAAGCAGGGTAAAAATTCCACGGCTTCCTTTTATTCGCTTTATGACTGGTGATTAAAAAAAGAAAACGAAGTACCTAGAGCCGCCGCCGTGAAACCCTAAAAACGCCGAGCACTCCGAAAGTCATCTGGTTTTACCTCCTTTTTATCATAAATACCGCTTCTGCACTAAACATAACGGCGGCGGCTCTAGGTACTTCGGGAAAGGGAACAAATGAAGCATATTGTATTTTGTCTGGCATTACTGTTTGTTATTGGAACAGCGTCAGCTCTTGAATTAGGCAATATTTCGCCGTTACAGGCAATACTACAGGCGATCATCGGACTATCAGTAATGTTTTTATCGGAAAGGAGTGAATTGAGTGGCAACTAGACAGGAGTGCATCAAAGCCATTCAAGCAGAATTCCCGAAACTGAGGGAGAAATTATGATGGGGCCACTCTACGGTTGCACCTGCGAGGGGTGCGAACACGTCATTTCCGAGGAGTGGGCCAAAGGCAAAATTGCGTATAGATGTAACGCAAGTGGGCCTAGACAGGGCTATGTGGTAGGACAAACATATTTTCTGCCATATATTCCAGCATGGTGCCCGAAACTGATGAATCGAGGAACCTGCGTCGACACAAAAAGAAAGCCTCCAACGCTTGAGGGAGCGTCGGAGGCTTAACCGCCACGAAGGACGATTACCTATATCTTATGTTATCACACTCCGTGGATGGTGTCAAAGAATAAAAAAATAAAAGCGCAAGGGCGCTTTTTTCGGGCTTGTATGGAATATTAACGAGCCGACCATACAGACCACGGAGGTAAAGGTTATGAGGACAGTCTATCGGGAAAAACGGTACTATTGTGGAGAATACCTAGATGTGTTTATTTTTCCGATCTATAGCTCAGGAAAGCGGGGTAATCGAAGTAAAAAAGGAAAACCTACATCTGCCGCACAAAAGAAACTCAATCAGCGGCACCGGGAAGAAAAGCTAGTTCGATTACTCCACGCTAACTTTACACCAGAGGATTTAGAAGTACATTTGACATATACGAAACAGCCGGGAGACGATGAGACTGCAAAACGAGAACTTACAAATTTCCTCCGCAGGGTGCGCCGGTATCGAAAAAAGCACGGACTAAATTCCTTGAAGTATATTGCCGTCACTGAACGAGGAAAAAACGGAGGAAGATATCATCACCACGTCACATTAAATGGCGGTATAGACAGGGATGTATTAGAAAGTCTCTGGGGACTTGGCTATGCTAATTCACGCCGCTTGCAGTTTACAACCAACGGCTTGGCCGGTCTAGGAAAATACATTGTGAAAAATCCGATTGGAGGAAAAGCGTGGAATGCCTCAAAAAATCTTGTTGACCCAGAACCGAAAACGAGGGACGGACATATCTCTGCCCGAAAGGCCCGAGAGCTTTCACAGGACACGACGAACAATACAGAGTTTGAAAAACTCTATCCGAGGTATTTGCTATCGGAGGCGGGAGCTTTCCACAATGATGTGAATGGAGGATATTACATAATTGCGAGATACTACCTTAAAAATGGGGTTTTTATCAAACCAAAACGGACGAAAGACGACGTGGAAAGGATGCACCGATTAATAGCGAAAATGGAAGGAGACAGTGGCAATGCTTAACACAGTGGCAATTATGGGCTGTTTAACTCGTGCGCCTGAGCTTAGACGCACGCCTAAAGGCACAGCGGTATGTTCGTTTTGTGTGGCCGTACAGCGCAATACAGGAGACGAGGCGGACTTTATTGACTGCGTTGCTTGGAGCGGTACAGCGGAGTTTGTAGATAAATATTTCAGCAAGGGCAGCCGGATCGTCCTTCAAGGACGTTTGCAAACGCGCACATGGGAACAGGACGGTAAAACGCGTAAGGCGACTGAGATAGTAGCAGAGCGCGTTTACTTTGGAAGTGCAAAGTCAGAATGGCATGATACGGACGAGGTGACGCCGTTTGATTAAATTTACAATTCCGCTTGTGCCGGTGACAAAAAAGAACCACGGACGAATTATTGTGGCGGGAGGAAAGCCAAAGTTATTGCCAAGTCCGCAATTTGAAGAGTATCAGGACAAAGCGGGATGGTACATACCGCACAAGGGAGAGCGGATATCCTATCCGGTAGAGGTGTCATGTACGTTTTTCATGCCGACAAAGAGGCACGTTGATCTTGCGAATTTACTCAATGCCATATGTGACGTGCTTGTGCATTACGGAGTTTTGGCCGACGATAACAGCGATATTGTTGCTTCACACGACAAAAGCAGAGTCATAAAGAGCTGTCCTACACCGCGAACTGAAGTAAGAATACGGGCGTACGAGGAGCATAACATGGATGAGCTGATAGATAGGGCCATGAACAGCGTTAAACCAACGCCGGAACTTTTCGAGCTTATAGCTGCGGTAAAGGAGATAAGGTAATGACGGATTGGGAGAAAATTTGTAAAGGCTGCAAATTTTACAAGATAGATAACGGGAGTGGCTTTGCGTATTGTCACTATTTTCTTGACACAGGGAAATTAAAAGGGCCGTTAAAAGACGGGAAATGCGGCAAAAAAGAAACTGGCAGAAAAGTTAGAAAGCGGGTATGTCCCGCAGCAGGAAATAGAAAATCTAAGGTTGAATTAAGATGAAGTTGAATCCAAGACGCCGCCCAGCAACACAAGCAGATGTACAGAAAGCCAAAAATGACGCATCAGAGTTTGCGATAACGGCGACATGCGCAATTTTCCTATCTGTGCTCACCGACAAAGAAGGATACAATGCAAGCGATATCCGCAGAGTATGGCAGCAGGTCAACAGCCTGTCCGAGAGTGTAAGCGGCGGATATGTCAGCATAGCAGATTTAAGAAAAACACTGAACGAAGAATACGACATATTGATTTAGGAGGAAAATAAAATGACAAACTACATAGGAAAAAAAGTAATAGCAAAAGGAAGAGACAGCGGAGTATATTTCGGCGAGCTTGTGGACATGCAGGGCGGGACAGTAGAGCTGAAGGACTGCCGCAACATATGGTCGTGGTACGGAGCAAATAATCTGCTGGATATTGCGGAGAAGGGCGTAGACACTGCAAAAAGCAGAATTTCTGTGAAGGTTGACAGCATAGTATTCACGGATATATGCGAGATCGTCCCCTTGACAGATGAGGCAATCAAGAATTTGGAAGGTGCTTCGGAGTGGAAATTTTAAGAGAGACGATACAAGAGTTTTTAAAGTTAGATGATTGTTATGGCTACGGCAACAGCTACCGCTACGGCATGGGTCTCAGCAGGGGCAACGGCAACGGCTACGGCTCCGGCCTCGGCAACGGCACCGGCAACGGCTACGGCTACGGCTCCGGCAACGGCAACGGCAACAGCTACCGCTACGGCATGGGTCTCAGCAGGGGCAACGGCAACGGCGACGGCTCCGGCAACGGCAACGGCTACAGCAATACTTCTAAAACAAAGTCAATAAATGGAATGAAGATATTCCATATTGATGGCGTGCCTACAATTATAGCGTCTGTATTTGGGAATATAGCAAAAGGCTATATTGTAGAAAACAATATATGTTTGCGGCCATGCTATATTGCGAAAGGCAACGGATATTTTGCTCATGGGGAAACAATCAGAGAAGCACGGGAAGCCTTACGCGACAAATTATATGCAAATCTCGACACGGAACAGGCAATATCAATGTTTAAGGAAAAGTTTGAGCTTCAAAAGAAATATCCGGCAATGGATTTTTATAACTGGCATCACTATCTTACCGGAAGCTGCGCGGCTGGACGGCAAAACTTTGCCGCGAACCACGATATTGACTTAAACAACGATATTTTTACGGTTGAAGAATTTATTGCGCTGACCGAGAACGACTACGGCGGAGAGATTATTAGGGAGCTGAAAAAGAGGTATGGGCTATAAAGAGCTGATAAAAAGAGTCATGGCAACACTTCCGCCCAGTCCTGTGCTGTTTGAATTGATAAACGCATATGAAATATTAGCGAAGCAACAGGAAAAGCGGGAGAATGCGGACTATTACACAGAGCTTTACGGTGAGGAAGCTAAGAAGGTTATGGATAGAATGGAGGGTTAAATGATACAAGTGATTAGGAGGGAAAATGTACCCGAAAATTGCTCAACTTGCCTATATGGGCCAAATGCTATCGGCTGGGACGGCAAGCCTGTCAACAGATGGGGGTGCAGTCATGCCGGAAGGCAAAAAGATTGGCTGTATTACGGAATGGGCTTACTGGGGCATTGCCCGTCATATTGGCTTGACCAAAACCGCTTTGAAAAAGTAGAGAGGTGAAAATGATGAGCATATGCGATAGATGCAGCGTATCCGGTTGTGCTCCGAATCCACTCGGCAAAGCATGTAAACATGCAAGGGAGCGGGAGCACCCGGACGTGATATATACTAACGCAGACAAAATTAGAGATATGACCGATGAGGAATTAGCAGAATTTATCTCCCGTATTGAAATAGGCGATTTCAGCTCGTTGGACTATGGCAAAACCTTTTGCGATATGTGCGAAGGTCAGTTTGAATGTGACGATTGCAGACTATGGTGGCTACGGCAACCGGCGAAGGAGGAAGCTTAATGAATTATAGCGAATGGATAAGCGCAGAGGAGCGGTTGCCGGAGGAGGGCGAGTATGTCCTATGCTGGTACGAATATTTCAGATACGGAAATTACAACAGAATGTATCAGATATACGGCATAGGATACTATCTTTGCGGGAGCTGGGGCGGCGAGGTGGCTCAAGGGCGGAACTGCAAAGTGCTTTTTTGGCAGCCGCTGCCCGAACCGCCGGTCTCTCTAAATTTGGAGGGAGAAGAATGAAGAAATATCAGCT